GTTAAGTATATTAAGAATTTCGGATCCATAGGATCAGGTTAATTAAGTTTGAATATCTCTTTCATTCTCTCTCAAGAGTTTGATTGAGTATCATCATTCGTTTTTAACCCTTTGTTGAGAATAATATCAAATTTATTCGCAACAAAGTCTAAATTAGTATCTATTGCATAATCTCAGGCACTTCGGGTAATACCGTAGTACTTAGGATTATATAGATCTAATTCAGTTGGTTCTATAAGTGCTAAAGATATAGACTTTTTCCATAATTTTCCAACATTGATCATAGTATCAGATTTATTTCTGAACTGTGATACAATTTTGTCAAAATTATTTAACCTCATGGCTTGTGATGAATCAATTAAAGAAATTGAATCATCTTCATAATCTTTTATTATATCTTTAAGATTTAATAAATGATTTTTGAATCCATGCAATAGAGGTCATACTGATAAATCATTAAGATCGTATGAATTTTCAAATTTATTTTTGAAAATATCATATTGTCTTAAGATCTCAGAGGAAACTTTAGCAGCCTCCATCTTTAGTCCATCTGATAGTATCTCCTTCATATATGAGGGAAATAGGTCTACAGGTGGCATGATGAAACTTTCATAAGGATTCTTACTCATGATGTAATTTCTAAATTCATCATAAGTGAGATTTCCAAATGAGTATTTCATACTAAAGTGGAAGTCATATAATAAATTATAAACTTTTCGAGAAGAGTGATTTCTCACTTTTCCCTTGAGTTTATAAGGTAATTTATCATACAACTTAGCTACTAGATCTAATGTATTACCATGTCCTACTGAAATTTTACTCAAATATGAGTAAATTTCTGTATAGACAATAAAAGGGTTATTCCAATTTTGAAATAATCCTTTTAATGGTAAACCTGTTATTTCCTTACCATTTTTGATCCATCTTTTAGCAAATTCATATGTATCATTTGATACATGTGTTTTTGTTTTAGATATATCAACACCTCATCTTGTCATTAATGTTATATATTTATTAGCGACTCTATTGTTTTTAATAACAATATCATCACCAAGTAAAATATAATCATTAAATGTAATATGACCGCATAAGTATGCAGCATATTGCACAACAAGATGATGGGTAATGGTAAAGACTGCC